GGTTCTAATCCCAGAAGTGCTGGACTACTTTCGCACTACTGGTTTTGGTTTTCGCGAGTTTCTTTCCGTTTTAGGCTTTCGAGGTCTAAAATGATCCTTCCCATCAGGCTTGCTTTGATTTCCGGCAGCTTGCTCTCTAACTGGCTCCACGATCCGTTTTCCCTGGATGTCGCCGTCAATGGCAACCTCACCAGGTTTGGGATCTGAGGGTAAGTCTTCAGCAAATCGCGGGGGATTGAGAATTGTTCCGCCGTCAGCTTGTTCGAGCCAACATCGAAAACGATCAACATCAAAGTCCTGCAGCTCAGCAGCAACGATATCATCCATCCATCCTGCTTTTGCGTTGGGGTATTGCTTATCGGCATCCATTTCCACTCCCCAGATTCGCAGCTCATTTCGAAATTCTGCTGCGGGAAGCGGGAAAAGTTGGAGTGCGCGGTTGGAAAATTCTCCTATCACGGGTGTGTTCTTGTCAGATAGAACGAAACTGAATGCCTTCTCTTGCAGTTTCTGTTGCGGTGTGACGTTTCCAGGCAAGTTCACAGTTAAGTGGAACTTCGATACCTGTCGTCTTATATCACAACACGAGTTGTTGTCTCCGTACCAAACGCCGGGCCCATAGCGTCTGGCCAGAAAGCTAACTCCTGGTTCTCCAAGCTTGACCAACTCTAGGTCCAGCTCTTGTCCGACAAGCGAGGCTGCTCGTCTGGCAATCTTTGCATCCACGTCAGTGTCAAAACCATCATCGCCCCCATATATGCCCAACTTCTGCCACGCGTCAAACGCGCAAAGTCCTTGCATGCGGTAGGTTAGATATGCTATGAAACCAGTGTCTAAGGTGTTACCACAAGACGTGTCCGCACCACCCGATAAGCGGTGGAACTCCGTTCGATACTCAATACCGAACGTTGTCTTGGCTCGGAGGTGATGGTGTTTGTCCATCGCCTCCAGCAGTTCATTGTGGTGGTCGGTGCTAAATGCCGCAGCGTAAGTCTTTCGTTCCAGGAGGTATAGCACATTGCTGTGCTTGCCATCCATACGGCTGAAATCCTTGTTGCTTCCGGACACTTGAGCCCCCTGAGCTACTTCCGTAACACGGTCAGCAACTTCTTTTGGGGTTTTACCGAACGCATACCAACGTTGGGGTTTCATTACCTCGTCGGTAAAAGCGTACATATAACGTGCGTAATCCCTCTTGTCAGGCCCACAAATAGTGGATATGCCCCGGGGATCATTTACGCGTCCATACGCTTCACGTTTGATGAACTGTCTTGTAACACCTGTCGAATCGGTGTTCTCAGCTTCAGCCAGAATCGCTCTCTGGCTGGGTCGTGACTGCCTGTTATAAACTTCTTCAACGTCGACAGGATCTAAGGTGTGGCGCCGTTCAGCCGGGATGAGGAATCCAATAAATTCGTCCATCGTGTCCAACATAAACTTGCTCACGGGCAGCTCTTTCGCAGTCTGCTCCTTGACCCTTTTGTCAACCATCCGCTCCTCATTGTTAAGGCACACATCGGGGACGAACCCACCGTGCACCAAAGGAGCCATGAATGCTTTCATACCAGCCTTTGCGTCCTCGTCATATTCTGCAGGGCGTCGCACCCATTGGAATCGTCTCACAGCTTCCACCAACGAAACTCTCTCCTTCGTCGGCGCTTTGCTGAGATGAAACTCCAACAGTACTTCACTCGCCACCTTCGCAACCTTGCGACCTTCCTCATCAACATCCAGCTTTGATAGCACAGATGCACGGGTTAGTTTGCCAGAGATAGTTCGTGCCGTACTGGCAACGATGCTATCCACGCTTGCGGGTACGCTGCTTGAGGCATACTCACCGGCTATACCAGTAACTACCTCCAGCCCTCCCGGCTTATTAACGTAAAACCTGACGAACTTCTCCGTAATGGGGTTGAACCTACGCAGTGGTTTTGCTTGGACCCTGTTCCTGGCCAACCAAACCATAATCGGATTTCTGGTGCGCACTAGCGGTGCAAGAAGCACAAGCTGATGGTCTGGGCCCATCTGCCTGCGTTCAACCGCGTAGCACGCCATGGCGATATCAATACCAAAGAGTTTCGTTGTCACTCTCAGACTATCACCATCCCAATTCCA